TGTAGGAACTGTTCCTCTGAACCAACCATTAGCGGCACTTTGATATGTAACATCAGAATTAAGAGTATTATTCGCATCACCAACATTCATCTGTGTTGGATATGCATCATTACTATTATAGTAAGCAGAAGCGCCTGGATAATAGTTAGTATATGAATCATCAAAAGTAAAAGAGGGATTGTCGCCAGTGACAGGGTTTCCATCAAGTCCACCATCATTTGCTAACCATTTAATGCCAGTTCCGTCATCATCGAAACCGAAGAATACTTTTTTATTATCAGCATCATACGCCATGGCAAGAAAATGATCTGATTCACTAATATCTGGAACATTTGACACTGATGCGATAGTGCTACCACTTATTAAGGCAATGTTAGATGTCCCATTTTTATAGATGGCGAGATCTCCAGCGCTATCTCCCACATAGTGTGATGATGTTTGGGGCCCAACATTCTGGGGGGTAACACCCAACAGCATATAATCACTGGCGCCAGCAGTAACCCACCCCTGTGCATCAACATTTGTGTTTGTCGGCACCCATCCTTCAAAATACCACTTACCAGTTTTTGGCATTGGAACACTTAATAACTTTTGTGACCAACCAGTGGCGCCAGCACCAGAATATTGAGTATTCCATCCTCTTACAGTGTTATTGCCTGTATTTTCTGTTTGAAAACAAGGGAATGTATTCGTAGGTGTATCTGGACTTCTTTGGCCAGGAAGTGCTGTCAAACTATCCACTGAAGTAAAATTTTGAGTGCTTCCTGTTGCTTCGTTTGGAATAGTTGTTCCAGACCAATTCTCAAAATTCAGATAGATGTCATCAGATGAACCTGCCTGAGGCCAACTGTAATTACTCAAATCTTTTGGTTTCCATACACCCCCAACAGACTCAGCAAAATCAGTTGGTGCCTTTACTGAATTGTTGATGAAAACAACTTCTGCCATTCTGGTATCACCTTGATACCCACCACCATCTTGCCAAGTTGCTAGTTCCCAATATACATTAGATTGTGCGCCACCATTATTTGCAGTAGCATCAGTATAAGTTAATCCAGTATCTTGAACACCGTCTAGATATATTGTGAGCGTTCCAGCATTGTTTTGTAGACAAACATGATGCCATTTTGTTCCATCACGAGCAGGGTTTCTAGTTGTTGCCGTTGAGCGTGTGCTAGTGCTTCCACCGAAGAATGAGAAAGACCCCTCATTTGTATTAGTTCCAGAATCTGATGGGTTTGACCAAAATAGTCCAGCACCATTGCCACTTGAGCCAAGACCCCAAGAAACCAAGTAATTTACAGTACTGTCAGCATATCCACTCACGCCATTGGTTCTAAACCAAAATGAGAGAGTCCATGAGGCATCTATATTATAAGGATATGCATAGGCCCAGTTATCTTGTGCTACATATGGTTGATATGACCACTCAATATTTCTTGTATAAACTGGACGAAGGACAATCAAATTAAATGCACGAGCATTTGTTTGATTTTCATCGTCTGTTGCAGTAACAGTAAAGTTGAATGTTGTATCAGAAGTAGGGTTTACATTAGGAGTTCCAGTGATTGCACCAGCAGAACTCATTGATACACCAGTAGGTAATGCGCCAGAAGTAATAGAATATGCAAGTGTTCCACCGTCTGGTTCAGCAGCAACAATAGTGATTGTTGACATTGCAACATCTTCTGCAAGAGAACCAACATTACCAGAAGCAGTTGTGAATGATGGAGTTCCGTTATATGAAATACCGTTCAACAGGGACGCAGCCAGACCATTTGCGTTTGTTATCACAACATCATAATCACCAGCAGTCTTTACTGGTGTCGTAAATGTAACAGATGTTGAACTGACAACCGAAACAGAAGTTGCAGAAGTCCCACCGACTGTTACTGTTGCACCAGTCTGAAAGTTTGAACCAGAAAGAGTGATTGTTTCGCCACCAGCAGGATCAGCGGCAGTAAGAGAACCAGAATAAGAAAGAGATGTAACAGATGGCGGCGTATCAATTGACTGCCACTGTCCATCTGCATATTGTTCTAGTCTTTCAAAATCTGTGTTATATCTCATATAACCATTTACTGGACTTGAAGGCCTCTGTGCAGTTGTTCCTACTGGAACTTTTACATACTCTACGCCAGGTAGTGTCAAACCACCAGAAGTGTCATCTAGTTTTGCAGTGGTAATACTATCGTTACCAATCGCCGTTTGTCTAATTCTAGTTAATGGCATCTTATTTTCCCTTTAACATCTTCTGTAGTTCTGCTGTGCTTCCCACAAATAATGCGTTTGTTACATTCTGAGGTGCAGAGTTAGGAACTTCTTTGAGTTTCTTCATCTTAGTTTGTAAGTCACCTAGTTTCTCTGTAACTTCTGCAACCTGTTTAATTAAATTCCCAGCAACCTCATAGCTTCTAGGATGTTCTGATTCTCTTGCAAGGTCTAGAATACCATCAATCGCATCCTGCCCTCTTTCAATCAGATTATAAAAGTTTTCTCTCTGATATTTATAATCATTGTCAATGTCCTGTTCGTCCATTGTTGTTTTTGGAACAAGAACAGGTTTAGGTGGAGTAACATCTTTTGTTACCATTTCCACAGGGTCTACGATACCCAATACATTATCTAAAATATCAGTCTGGTTAGACATAAATCACCTTATTCCAGCACCCACTGTTGATTTTCTTCATCCCATTGATAACCCACAGTTGGATCTGGATGTGGAACAGGCGGTTGCCATTCAAAATTTTCATCTAATGTCCATGATGCCCAGTTACATGGTTGATAAAATGCATCATTAGTAGAATCATAAATTGATCCTACACCAGCAAAATTATATCTTTTGTCTGATTGTCCGTTTGCATCTTTCCAAGTTTCTATCCAAGTGCCAGGCGAACTGTCTATAAAGGTATCAAAAAAATCTGCTTCTGCTTTGATTCCATCAACAACTTTACCATCTAAAACTTTTACATAGTATCCCATTACTTACTCCTTATAGTGCATACCTAATAATGACAATACCATCGCCACCATCGCCTGAAGTTCCATTCCATGAGTGGCCGCCACCGCCGCCACCAGTTCCATCTGTTCCACCTCCTGCAGCAACGCCACTATTGTAAGAACCATCACCACCACCGCCAGTGCCTCCAGAGGCCTGACTGTTGCCACCGGCACCACCGCCGCCGCCAGCATAATAACCACTATCACCAGTTGATGTTGCAGTAGCCCAAGCAGAATATTGTCCACCAATACCACCAGCACCAGAAGATGAACTTCCAGCATTTGTTCCAGCTGCACCCTTTCCACCGCCTCCACCACCAGAGGAAGCGCTACTACCAGCAGAATATCCAGAACCACCAGCATTACCTTGTCCAGAAGTTCCAGAGCCAGAAGTGCTAGTTTCACCGCCTCCACCACCAGAACCGCCAGAAACACCAGCTTGTCCGGCGCCAGATTCAGAACCGCCGCCGCCACCACCAGTAGCAGATATACTGAATACGGAAGATGTTCCACCGTTTGAACCAGCGCTGCTGCCGCTGGTTGAACCAGAACCACCTAAACCAACAACAACAGAGTATGTTGTTGCAGTCAAACTAGATGCAGTTGCCTGTAATAGTCCACCAGCACCACCGCCTCCAGCGGCTCTGTCACCACCACGACCACCACCGGCGCCACCAGCAACAATTAAATATTCAGCACTTGTTACTACAGCAGTATTAGTAAATGTTCCAGAAGAAGTGAATGTATGATAACGATATGTAGAATCTGTGGTTATTGTTCCACCAGTTGGGGCAGCAATAACTGTTTTAGTAACACCAGAATTAGAGGTAACACCATCAGAGTTTTCATATTCAATAGTAATAACAGTTCCAGCAGTCTGTCCATAAATTGCAGCGGGAACTGTTACCGTAATACTTGTATCACTTGTAGGTGTTACTGCAACAGAAGTTGTAGAACCACCAGAAGGTGTAAACTTAACATTACCAGAAGAAACAAGAAAGTTCAATCCAGTTATTGTTAATGTTGACGCATATACATCATTGATTACACCAGAGATACTAGTAATACTTGGAACTGCGGCCGCAACTTTTAACCATGATGTTCCATCATAAATCTCTGTTGTCTGAAGATCAGTATTAAATCTGATATTACCAGAGGTTGCTGGATTAGGTCTTTGTGCCGAAGTTCCAACTGGAATATCTAGAGCACCAGTAGATGTGTTTGCATCATCTGATACTTGTGTAGAACTAACAGTAATCGTAGATGATCTGTTTGTGACTTTTCTAATTGCCATTATCGTTTATCCTAATTCTTTCTATTATTTATTCATCTTGACCACTTACAGGATTATAATCTTTGGCATCTTCAAAGAAACTTGTTGTCTCATTGAATCCAAAGTTATCATCATCTGGATCGAATTCTTGTGCCGTTGCATTCGATGGGTTAGGTGCAACAGTATATCTCTGTTCCCTTGTAGGTGCATTAACAGGCAAGTCTGCATATTGATCAACTTGAACTGTTCTGATAACATTCGTAGAAGTAACTGGGCCATACAAGTAATACTTTGCAGTAAATGACAATGTATAGATAATTGAGCGTCTACTTGTAAAGTCACCCTCATAGTCATCTTCATAAGAAATACTATTCAATACAATTGGAACATCACGAATAATTTCCAACTCTGGAACTTCTCTCAAAGTCACAGTATATTCTGGTTGAAAGTAAGGAAGGATTTGTTCTACAATCTGTAGTGCATCATCAGAGTTCTTTGCCAATACAAACAACTCAAAGTTTAGATTGTAAGGAACAGGCATATAACCAGATTTCAACTGACTATTATCTGTTCCATCTATAACCTTCTTTGCCTTCATAATCTTGTTTTGTTTTCTGGACACATCATATGAGATACCAGAAATCTCAAAACCAATACGAGGAAGTGTTACTGCGACTTTCTTAGAAAGATTTGGATCTTCTGTAAGTCGTGATAACCACTTCTGTTTCGGCCCGTATGCAAGTGGAACTTTCATTGTCTGTGTGACATTCCCACTAGCATCTTT